GGATCCTTGCGGTCCCTCTCTTCCTTGGCCCACATGATGGCCGCCACGGCGAGCATGGCGATCGACGGGTGGGCGACGCGCACCACGAGCTGGATCGCCATTCCGATGAATGCGTGCATCCACTTGTCGGGGTTCGGCGAGGCCTTTGCGATGAGACTCATGAGACCAGGGATCGGGTTCTTCATTGAGCGCCCTTCAGCGATTCGTCGTAGATGCGCTCGCAGGCTTTGCCGGAGACGCCGCGTTGGTCAGCGACTTCCGCCATTCGTCCCGCAGCCTCGTCAGCCCGGCCGAGCAGGTCGGCAAGCACTCGGGCTGTGGTGGCGGCTGCCTCGCAGCTTGCGGAAGATCCGGCAGCAGCGGCGGCTGAGGCGGCGAGTGCTGCGGCTTGCTCGCGCAGGCCACGAGCAGCAGCGCCAGCAGCGGCGGCATCCGAGCGAGCCGCCGCGGCTTCACTCTGTGCATCACGGGCCACCTTTCCTTGTGCGTCCAGCCTCTTCTGCGCTGCGGCCATCGATCGCGCCATGGCCGCCTCGCGCTCTCGCGCGATCTCGGCCTCGATGGTAAGCAGCTTGCGGGCCGCTGTCGATGCCCGGTGGTGCTGCCACGCTCCGTAGGCGATGACGGCCGCGACGACCCACAGCGCGGCCGGGACGCCGCGGAGAAGGCCGGACACGAAGCCGATCATGCCCACCCGCCTTTGCGCTGAAGGTAGCGCCACGCCACCGCCACCACGCCGGCCGCCACCATGATGGTCGGCGTGAACATAGCCTCCGGCACGCCCATGACCCCGACGATCAGCTCCTTGGCGTTGATGACGAAGACGCTCACTGCGCCGAGCTGCTCCTGGGCGCTCGCGATGCCACTCAAGACGCCGGACGCGGCGACGACGGCCCCGCTGGCGGCGATCGGACTGGCGGCGAGGTTGCCCTCAGGGGAGACGGCCTGCGGCATGCGATCGAAAGGCGCCCCATCGGGCTCCTTGGCATAGATGGCCGCCTCCATGACCCGCCTCGACGTGAGGCCCGGCAGCTCTGCCAGCTTGCCGTCACGGCCGCGAGCCTTGTTGAAGAGCGAGAAGGCGCGGGCCGCTCCGGCGAAGTCGTTGCGGTTGTGGCACTTGAGCACGGTCGATGTCGAGAAGGCGCCCAGGCCGATGTTGTAGGACAGCGATGTCATCGCCCCGAGCTGGTTCTCGTTTGGAGTCGTTGTGCACATGTCCTCGACCTTGGCGGCGTACTCGCGCACGGAGACGAAGAGAGCGGTGTCGCATCGATCCTCGGTCCACCTGTCGCCGAGCTTGATGCCAACGGTCTCGCCCCACCCGATGGTTGGCACCTTGGCCGGGCACAGGTAGGCGACCGTGGAGAAGCCCTCCCTGCGGCACATCGCCTCGACGATCTCGAATGCGATGGGCCACGGGAAGTTGCGGGCTCTCAGCCGCTCGATGTGGTCATTGATCGACATTTGCGCCCTCAGCTCAGAGGCCCGGTGGACGGCTCTGGCGGCTCGGCCGGACCCTCCTGCTCGATCCTCTCTTGCTCATCTTCCCATGTGCGATTGGCGTCGATCACGCCTCGGCGCTTCAGCTCATCGAAGCCGGTCTGCTTGGAGATGATCCCGGACGCCGCGATCGTGGAGATCACGCCCGCCGATTCGGCGCCGGCGTCGAGCGCGTGGAAGTCGTTGAAGATCGTCGCCTCGACCGGCCGACTGTTGGACCACCTCGCCACGAACGAAAGGGCGATGTTCAGTGTGTCCTCGGCGTCCGCGACGATGCGCTGGAGGTCGCTCAGATTGGATGACGCCTCGCCGGCCACCTCGGTGGCGGTCCTTTGCCCCGGGCGCTCGACCAGCATCTCTGCGCCGGCCTGCTTCATCTCTTCAAGCAGATCCTTCAAGGCCGCCGCTCCCGCCGACACGGCGGCGCCTGTGTGCTCGGTGTACGCCAGCGTCGCTCCAGCGGGGAGCCTCGTGAGGCTCTCGGAGCCGATCTCCATCTTGAAGTCTTCATCAACTCCAGATGCGGTAAGGATTGGCACGCGGGCAACATGCAGGATGTTGTCCTGGTCGCTCTGGTGCTGCCAGTGCTTGATGTTCAGGTGCGCAAGCTCGGCCATCGGGGGGCGCGAGCGCATGAAGCCATCGCGGCGACCGTAGAAAGTGACGAACGGGACCTCGCCGAGCGTTACGACGCCTTCCTTGTGCATAACCCACTCGCCAGTCTTGGCGCCAGCCACCGCCTTGCGATAGGTGCGCCACCTGTTGGGCTCCAGCACGCGGATCTGCTCGACAAATGAGGTCTCGAACTCGGACTGACCATCGACCGGTACCAGCTCCATGTAGCGAACCTGAAGCAGCCTGCCGTCCTCGGTCGCCTTCCAGCCCAGCACCTGCGTCGGCCTCACCTCGACGAAGTATGGCCTGGCGCCGGCCTTCTTCTCGTCTTCGCGGGTGCGGGCGCTGACGACCGGGAAGTCCACCACCACATGCCAATGACCGTAGGCGATGGTCCCGTTGAGCACCGAGGACATGAACTGGTTGATGTCGCGGCCCATGCGGTCCACGTTCTTCATCCACTCACTGGTGTCAGCATCCTTGGTCTCGAAGGAGACACCGCGCGACATCGGGCGGCCAACAAGGTTCGAGATGGTCTTGGAGTAGGCCGGGAAAAGGGTGGCGGCTGCGACGCGGTTGCGCCACTTCTCCATGGGCTCCTGAGGGAATCTTGGCAGCAGCTTCACGCCGGCTTTGCGCATCGCCAGGGTGCCGCCCATGAGCGTATCCACGATGCCCCACATCTCGGACATGTCCTCTACTGCCTGGTCCTTCTTGCTAACGCTCATAGACTCAACTCCTCGACCGACGCGGTTCTGACCGGCATCGAGATCCTGTACCTGGCGTCGTCACCAACGTGGTCCTCTGCGTCGGTATCCACGTCGTCTGGGTTCTTGTCGTCCCTGGGCAGGCCAGGAACAGTCCTCAGGAACTGCCGGCACGTATTTAACACGAACAGGCCCGGCTTTTCCATGGGGTGCTCAAGGGCCGCGGCCATGAAGTCGCGCATGCGCTCCCAGCCGTTCTTTCTGGAGCCAGGGCTCTTGTCGGCGCGCTCCCAACGGATGCCGGCCCTCGCCATGTCGTCGGCGATACAGACACCATTCTGTGTATCGAAGATGGATGAATCGGCTGGCCCAGGGCGAACCCTCCCGGTCAAGCCCATTGCGGCCTCGCGCTCCTTGATGCCGCGGGCCACCTCGCTGGCAAGCATGCGCAAGCCCTCGTTGGGACGGCCGTTCCACCCATACCACTCAGCAATGCGGATCAGCGAGCCGCGGGCGAACGCTCGCTTGACCGGCTCGCCATCTGGGTCGATCCTGAGCGTCACCTCCTCGCCGTTCGCGACCGCCCACCACCCGACGCTGAATGGCCTGGAGCTGCCCCAGTCGAAGCTGCGGTCAATCCTCCAGGTCTTCGGGATGTCGAACGGCTGCAAGACGTGGACCTCTTCGCGCCACACGCCATCGAACATGCCGCCGGACACGATGTCCCAGTTGGCCCCCAGCCAAGCCTTGCGCTTGTTCGGGTCGGTGATCGAGCGCAGGTTGATCACGTAGTTCGGATCGGCCTGCATCAGATGCGCGTTCTCGAAGAAGTAGCCCTTGATGCGCGCGCGCGGCATCTTGCCCTTCTCTCGAATGACAACTCCAGGCGGGGATGGGTCTACGAAGTAAGACTTCACCCAGTTGTGGCCCACCCCGTAGGGGTTGGCCGTGCTGCGGTATTTGCGCGGCATGCCGGGGTTTGAAGAGCGCGAGCACGCCTTCATCGACTCATAGCACGACGAGGACGCCCAGTTGGTCAGCTCCTCCCAGCCTATCCATGGGTACTCGTGGCCGTGATAGTTCCAGTAGTCCTCTTCCACGCGCATGTGGCGGAACAGTAGCTGCTCGCCAGTGGGCCACGTCCACGCGAAGTCGCCGTGATTGAACTTGATGCCGGGGAAGGCGCGGTAGAAGAGGCCCTTGCTTTTTGAAACCACGTCGGCAAGCTGCGGGTAGGTCTCGCGGAACAGCACGCCCCGCCAGTGAGGGCCGAAGCCAACGCCGCAGTGCTGCGCGAAGTCCATCAGAAGGCCGGCGGTCTTGCCTGGGCCGCGCGTCCCCTCGTACAGCACCTCGTAGATCGGGCACCGAATGAAGTCAACCTGCGAGCCCTTGTGAGGGGCCCACACGATGTTTATGGCCGGCCGCCGAGCCTCGCCGAGATCAGGCATCCTCCTCGCCGCCATCGATGAACGAGGCGGCCCTTTCTGCCAGATCGGCCTGAGCCTTGACGACAGCGGCCTCCCACTCCTCGGGGCTGGTGGAGGCGGGCACCACGATGACGCCGCTCGGCTGCTGCATGGGCGCGCCGTCCTTGCCGGTTACCTCATGCCTCGTGGTCTCGCGCCACCCGAGCCGCGTCTTGGCCCAGAAGATCTGCGCCGCGACGTTGCCGGCCTTCACGCTGGCGAACAGGGAGCCGATCGCGATCGTGTTGGTCTGGATGCCGCCCTCGAACAGTTCGCGCGCGAAGTGCGCCTTCAGTGTCTTGTAGGTGATCGGCCTGTCGTTGTGCGGCCATCGGACCATCAGGCAGATGTGGCCCACCGGAATGCCGGCGGTCGCCATCTCGCGGACCAGCTTGCGCTGCTCATCGGTGGGCTCGAATTTCTGAGTCGGGGGCGTCTTGCCATCGGCCACCGCCTCCTCACGAGCCTCCGCCTCCGCCGCTTCGGCCTCTTCCAGCATCGTCTCGCCGACCTGGATGCCGTTCCATTTGTACTGTGCGCCGAGCTTTCCCATGGTGGTCGAAGTGTGCCTCATGTGCAGCCGCCGGTCGAGATCACGAAGGCCCACAGACACTAGCGGTAGTGTCTGGGGCCGAGAAAACCCGGGTTTTCGGAGACCGACACGCTACCCGTAGTGTGTCAGACTGGTCGCGCGCTGGTCGCCGGCGGCGGCTTATAACCTGCGGTTCCTTGCGCGAGAGTTTTTATAAGGTGGAGACGCCAGCGCAGCTTTCGTTGATCGAGCCCCTCCGTCCTCCCGCCGATACCCGACGCTGCTACAGGCGGCCCGCGCTGGTGGTG